CTATCGCGTGGAAGTGATCTGCCTCGAAACACCGGGCCAAGGTACGGCCACTATCACCACAGATATTGATTTAGCTGGGAATTCCTCGGGTACTCTCGAATACGATGGTGCTGCGGGGGAGGCTGAATGCAATCTCGGTGGAGTAGCAGCCGGAAATAGTTACGTGGTCGATGCGCCTGGGTTGACAGCCGACGACTATATTTATCTGGTTGAAGGCGATACGGCCGCTACAACCGGCGTTTACAATGCCGGGCAGCTTATCATCATATTTTACGGGCATCCTGTTCTTTCGTAATGGGTAAAAAACCACAGCGGGGCAGGCCAACTAGCGCCCTTGAGATCGAACGGACGCAACTTGCCGGGGCCGTGGAAGATGTTGAAGGTAAGCCAACACGCCTGAAGGCAGATGAAAAAACGGGAGCTCTGAGAGTATGCCTTCTTACGTGGGACACCAAAGAACTCGAATGGGTAAGGCAACCATTTATGGATATAAGAGCTTTGACAGAGGCCATAAATACCCTCACAAGTGCTGTCAATGATCTCAAGACTGCAATCGAGGCTATGTGATGCCTGGGCTTGAATTTGCGATATTACAGCATATCGACACCGAGAAATTCCGGCTGATTAGGCGCTGGAATGAGGAGACATTGCGAGCCAAACTGCAAGAGCATTTTGCAATGCAAACAGATGCAGCAGAGTATGATGTAGGCATTGCTTTAGACTTAGCTCTTACCCATGTTATCCAAGAATTCAAGGACGAAACCATAAGGATTGTGTGATGATTCGGTCAGTAGGCAGAGGAAAATACAAAGTCTATTCGGAGAGTGGGAAGGCATTAAGCAAACCTCTCTCCTATAAAGCAGCCAAGAAAAGGTTGCGGCAAATTGAATATTTCAAACATAAACATTAAACAATGGAGGATTTATGGCGGGTGAATGGATAGCTCAGTTGAGCGACGACCTGAAAGAACATGAGGCCTTTACCTCGTTTGAGACCTTGAGCGACTTCGCTAAGGCTCATATCGATACGTTAGGGAAAGTCTCTAATCTGGAAGGGGAGAAGTCAACGCTCGAAGGGAAGGCAACCGACCTGGAGGGGAAACTTGCTAATTCCATCCCGAAACTAGGGGAATCGGCAACCGACGAGGAGAAGGCAGCTTACAGAAAGGCTATGGGCATTCCCGAGAAACCGGAAGAGTATGAATTTCCGGCGATCGAGGGACAGGAAAACGATGCCAACATGGTCGCCTGGGCGCAACGCGTCTTTTTCGAGGCCAATCTGCCAAAGGAAACAGCGGCTTATATCGGCAAGCAATGGAACACCTTTCTTGCCGGGCTGATCCAGGCGGAGGAAGAGGCCAACGAAAAGGCAAGAACCGATGCCGAAACTGCTCTGAAAACCAAGTGGGGAACCGACTTTGACAAGAACGTGGAATTTATCAAACGCGGCTGGAAGAAGTTTGCCAATTCCGAATTCGACGAATGGACCGCAAAGCACGGAGTTGGCCACGACGACGTTTTGATGGAATTCCTTTTGAGCGTCGGCAAGGCGATGGGCGAGGATTTCAGCCCTCAAGGAACACCACTGAAGGGAGACCAGGTAAAGGAGGGCATTATCTACGATAAGAGCCCGACGCCGCCGAATAACGCATGATTCGGAGGTAACAGAAGATGGGAACAACGGCTGTTTTAGGTTACGACACCATTATGGACGTCGTAAATGAATATAGCTCCATGGATGCCAAGGGCCAGTATCTCTTTGCGGCCAAGGTTTTGAACCGCAAGTGCCCTCTCACGGAGCGGTTGCCGATGGTAGCATCCAATCAGATCATGAGCAACATCGGTACTAGGGAATCGTACTTGCCTACACCGGGCACCAGGCGATTCAATGAGTACATTTCGCCCACGACTTCGCATGTGACTCCTTTCACGGATCCGATTGCGATGGTCGAGGATTACTCCAAGGTTGATTATAACCTCTGGAAGATCCAGAACGATCCGAACGCATGGAGACAGCAGAAGGACAGCAGGAAGATCGAGGCAATGACTCAGAAAATGGAAAATCTTGTGCTCTATGGCAATCTTGCCACGGATCCGGGGGCCTTCAATGGGCTTATTACCCGGTTCAATTCATTAACCTCTGCGCCTAACGGCGACAGCTCATGGCCCTATAATGTGATCGATGGCGGCGGCGGCGGTGGAGACACCACAAGCATTCTCGTCCTGCAGCTCGGGCCTGATGGGGTTTACGGTATCTACCCGAAAAACCTTCCGGCTGGCGGTCTGAACATTGAGGATAAGGGTCAGATCACGGATATGTTGACAGAGGTAGCAAATACCAATGTCAAGTACATGGAAGTGCTCATGACTCATTTTCAGTGGTTTATGGGCCTGGTGGTTGAAGATGAGCGGTGTGTCCAGAGGATATGCAATATCGAAGTTTCTGGAGAGGCCAATATCTTCAGCGACGACGACCTGATCACGGCTATCAACAACCTGCCTGATCGCGGGGCCGCTCCTGGAACCGTTATTCTTGCGGGACGGAAGATCTGTACGCAGATGGATATCCGGGTGAAGGATAAGAACAACGTGGAATACTCCTTTGATGAGGCGTTCGGAAGGAATGTTACCAAATTCAGAGGAATCCCGGTGCTCTTGGCCGAAAAGCTCCTGGAGACCGAGACAGAGCTGTCCTAACGGTTCTTTGGTAAGGAAAGAGGGTAACGTAACAGATTCATAGCAATTTAGAAGGAGAAACACCATGCCTATGTATGATTATTTACATCTGCTTTGCGAAGATCAGGTGTTGGGAAATGCTGGTGATGAATATACCGATGATGAAGTAAATTTCGGTGTAACTACGCCAGCAGTGAATAAAAGCGGCAATTTCGGCCTTCACATGGTCGTAAAGACAGCCTACACCGGTTTAGATAGTGGCTGTATTCTATGGATTGCCCATGGAGCAGCTACAGCTCCGACGACAAAGCACACCGGTATGTTTATTCCGGTGGCAAGCCTAACGCTTGGGGCTCATTTCTTCATTCCATGCGGATCGACGCCACTCTTGCAGTATGCGAGGGCTCTTTTTGAGGTTGTTTCTGAAAACGCAACAGCCGGAGCATCCGATATCTGGTTCGGTCCTGGGCCTCACGGCGCGGCTGATTAAGCCGGATAACCTGTAACCATTGAGCGGGGGCTTATTGCCCCCCTCAATACAAATCAAGAGGTATATCATGCCAGAGATAGAACAGTTCAAAGTCAAATGTATTCGGGAATGCTGGGATTCAAAGACCAAAATTCACTATGTTCCCGGCGATGAGGCATTGATCAACCCGATAGATCCCGTTGCCAAATATTTTAAGGGATTTCCGCCCGGAACTGAGGTTTATTACAAGACCTCAGCGGATAGGCACAGAACTGGTAAGATACAACAGGGATTTAAGAAGGTTCCTGAAGTGGTTGCGGTAGAGCCGGAAACAGAGAAAAAAGATCTCGATGATTTGAAAATGCAGGAACTCAGGGAGATCGCCAAGCATTTCCCTGAAATCAATATCGCACCCGGGGTAAGCAAGAAGGATTTGGTTGCGTCCATTAAAAAGGCTCAAAATCCCGAGGAAACCGAGGCAGAAACAGAGGAAACCGCTGTAAGCTAACGTTTCCCTAACAAAACGGAGGAAGCAATGGCTTACACTGAACTCGGTGTCGTCAATTTCGGGCTTCAGCGGCTCGGAGAGAAACTGCTCACATCGGCGGAGTGGATTGCACGCACAAAGCCTTCTGCTGCGGCTGCTTATGCTGCATGGGAATACGTGCGTGATGAGGTTCTCGAGGCGGGGAACTGGAATTTCGCCAAGACGAGAACCACGCTCTCCAAGGTTGCTCCACGGATAGATCTGAATTGCGGCAATGGGAAGCATCTCTATTTTGCCGCCGATAAGTATCTTGCTGATACCTTGGATATATCAATCGAAGTCTATTCAAACAGCGCTGATGCTCTTTCCGTTGTCGTGGATCCCGATGATTCGCAAAACATCCTTGTCAAGCTGGCCAATGCTACGCCAGGTAACAATGATGCCAGTGATATTCAAACAGCTTTACAGGCTCTCGGGACCGTAAACGGTGTATCGGTAGCAGCCTGGACTGTGACGGCGAATGCTGAATACACGGCTACACCTTGCACAGCGGATATCGACCTGGATGCGGTGAACATGGCATCTGTGCTGACAGGCCAGTATTACTTCGCCTATCTCCTGCCCGATAATTTCCTGAAGGTTGCTAAACAGAGGGATTTCGATGCCGCGATCAAAGGAATTGGTGGATACAATACCAATTTCAACGAATACCAGCTCTTGAAGCTCCGGGGCAATGTGTATTCCTATGTTGTGGAGACTTTATCGGATGATAGCAAGGTGCTTCTCATCAATTACGACGATGGGAATTATCCCCTTGAATTGGTCTATATTAAGAGGCTAACGGATGTTGCGAAGTACAGCGCTCATTTCATTTCCGCCCTGGCCTACAGGCTGGCCGCTGAATTGGCACCTATCATTCCAAAAGATGATAAAAAATTCGTCGCCATGATGAAAGAATATGACGGTGCTTTAAAACGAGCTGAGGGCCTGAATCAATCCTCTGATTACGTCAGAAATGAAACAGGTTCTAGCGATTGGGTAGATGCAGGATGGTAAAGCGAATTAGCTACATAGTTCTTTGTCTTTTCGCCCTTGTTTTCCTCGGGGCGCAAGCCACTCCTTTGATCTCTTCATTCAATGCCGGTGAGCTTTCCCCGAAACTGGATGTAAGAAGCGATCTCGAAAAATACTATTCCGGTTGTCGAACTTTAGAAAACATGATCCCGCTCGTCGAGGGCGGGGCAACGAGGATGCCGGGCACCTATTTTGCCCTGGAAACAAAGGATTCGAGCAAGCAATCCCGACTTATTCCCTTCCAATTCTCCACGATTCAATCTTATGTGATCGAGGCCGGAGATCAGTATTTCAGGTTCTTCAAAGAAGATGGGTTAGTTTGTACCGTCGATAGCTATACAAAAATGCTCCTGCATTGTGACGGCACGGATGAAAGCACCACCATCACAGATAGTGGATATACCGGACATGCCCCATCTGCTGAAGGCGATGCTCAGATAGATACTGCTCAATCTGTATTCGGCACAGGCTCAATCCTATTTGACGGAACGGGAGACTATGTCAGTATTGCCGATCATGCCGATTTTAACATGAGCACCGGGGCCGTAACGATTGATTTCTGGTATCGGCAAAATTCAGGTGATGGGGGGTTATTTACACAACGGGCAGATGACGATAATTTAGTCAATTTATATTACGATGACAGTGAAGATACACTTACCTTCACCATTCAATCCGGCGGCGGTGCCGATGAGGTAACTCTGACGGGAACCGCCAGTATATCCGCTGGTATTTGGTATCACATTGCTGTGATTAGGGGATGGGGCGGTGCTGGTAATGGCTGGGCTCTTTGTATCAATGGAACCGCAATTGATACCGAAACCGTCTCTGCTACATGGCCCAATATAGCGGGTGATTTTTGGGTTGGCGCAGCCTGGTATCGAAGTGTTCATCCCGATACTACTACGCACACAAACGGCTGGATCGATGAATTCCGAGTTTCAAAAGGCGTAGCCCGCTGGACGAGCAATTTCACCCCTCCCACGCAAGAATATCCTTTCGCCGATACCGGAGCCTTAACCGGGGGCGGTGCAACTGCCTATGAGGTAACTACGCCCTACGCCGCTGAAGATGTTTTCGGGATCAAAACCGTTCAAAGTGCTGATTATCTTTATATTTTTCACCCCGATTATCCCCCGAAAGAATTAACCCGGACGGATCATACGTCTTGGACCCTCTCGGATATGTTTACCCTAATCGGCGATCAAATGGAGATTACCGGCATTACCAAAGCAAATCCGGCTGTCGTCACCTGTACCACTGTTCCGACCTCATTGACAGTAGGCGATACCGTTTATATCGACAATGTTGCAGGAATGACGGAAGTAAATGAACGGTATTTCATGGTCACGACCATTACTACCGGAGCTGGAGGAAACTTTCGATTATTTGAAGAGGATTCAAGCGAATATGCTGCTTATACATCGGGTGGATATGCTCAGGAAAATCTTTACGGGGCACCGGCAAATTCATTGATAGAGAACAAATATCCCTCATGCGGCACGTTTTTCGAACAGCGTCTATGCCTTGCCGGTTCAGATGAAGATCCGCAAACGCTGAATTGCAGTGTTTCCGCTGATTTTGATAATTTCGATTTAGGCACAGACGACGACGATGCTATCCAATACACAATCCTTTCCCAGCGGATAGACCGGATCTATTGGCTCCTGGGTTTGGATTATCTCATGGCGGGAACTGTCGGCGGTATTTGGAAAATGGGCGCTACTTCTCCCGGAGATCCCCTTACTCCAACCGATATCAATACAAAACAGCAGCTTAGTATGAGCTGCAAAGACCTGGAGCCGGAAATTGTAACCGATTCTATCTTATGGGTAACTCGCGCCGGAACCAGCGTGAGGCAGCTTCTTTATTCCTTTGAAGTGGATAAATACATCGCTCCTGATATGACCCGGATTGCAAAGCATATCGCCTTGGGCAGCACAAGAGCCTTATCCGGCATCACTCAGATTGATTTCCAGAGAGAACCTTTGCCTATCTTGTGGGCAATTCGCGCAGACGGTCAGCTCTTGGGCATGACTTATGAGACGCAGGAAAATATCTATGCCTGGTTTCGCGTAGTAACAGACGGAACCTTTGAATCAATCGCCGTTATCTCAGAGGAAGGTGTCGAGGATGAGATTTGGCTAATCGTGAACCGAACTATAGGCGGAAATACGAAACGATATGTCGAGTATTTCAAGCCCATAGAGTTTTTCGGGCAGATAGAGGACGGTTTCTTTGTGCATTCAGGCCTAACCTGGGATGGTGGGGATGCCGTGACCATAACGGGAATAACTAAGGCAAATCCCGCTGTAGTGACAGCATCCGGCCATACCTTAAATAACGGTGACAAGGTACGGATCCAAGGCGTCTTAGGTATGACTGAGATCAATATCGGCACCGATACGGCTTATACCGTGGCTTCTTCGGATCCAAATGCCGGAACTTTTGCCCTCTCCGGTGTGAATTCATCCGAATATACAGCCTATACGAGCGGGGGCACGGTTACGAAAGTCACCAATAGCTTATCGAATTTGACCCATCTCGAGGGGGAATCGGTAGCTATCCTGATCGATGGAGTAAAGCACGATGCCGAAACCGTTTCATCCGGTGTAGTGAGCCTTGATTGGTATGGCAACAAAATTCATGTGGGATTGCCCTATACGAGCATTGTGGAGCCCATGAAATTGAATGCAGGCGCTCAGTTGGGAACCGCCAGGGGTAAGAAACAAAAGATTAGTCGGATCACAGTCGGTTTCTATCAGACCGGCGATGGTGTTCAATACGGGCCGGATCAAACCAATTTGCAGGATTTCACCGATTTAACGTCTGGATCCCTAACCACGGATGATCTTGAGGTCATTTTTGACGCAGAGTGGGCCGATGAAGCCACGATTTCCATACTGCAGGAAGATCCATTGCCTATGACGATTTTGGGGATCGTACCA